CTGTCGCGCCCGTGGCAAACGAATAAGCATCTAGACCATAAGCATAAGCTCCATCATTTTTAGTAACCTTTAAAACTGAGTAACCTGTATAGTCCATTATAGAATAGTGATTTTATTTAAAAACGATTTAGAGTAAGTAAGAGCGTCTTCGTAGAGGACGAATATTCCAGTGTTTCTATATGGAGAATCATAGTATGCATCTCCCCCAGCACTTCCCATATCCCCTAATGCATTTACACCTACATTAAAGACTCCTACTTGATTTAATCCATCAAGACTTATATTAGTAGTATTCTCGTCAGTGCTGGTATAAATTTCTTGGCCATTTGGCATAGTGAGTCTTACTCCATAACCAGTTACGTCCGCTACAGTAGTCCAATTCGCTGTTATATTAAAGGTCTGATCTGTAGCATTAGGTATTCCAGTAGTTACATTCCCTACAAACGTAGGAGGGTCTAGAGTCTGATACGTCACTCCATTGATCGTCTGAGCGACTTGATAACTGTAAGTATTAGCTTCATCTTCTATACTAATATTTTCATCAATTAAACTAAATTTACCAGTGTCGTATTTTGTAGCAGTCACAAGATACTCATTGGGGTTCTCTTCTTTCATAGAGATAACTTTATAAAAGAAAGGGGTAGCATCTTTAATTTGGAATTTGGCTGCACTCCCTAATTGGACTAATGGCAATATCTCTGGCCTGTCGAAGCCTGAGACTAAACAACCGTATTCTAGATTGGTTACTATGCCAGTAACACTGATTTCTGTTATTTGTTCAGGAGCTATAGCGGATAGCTCCTGATTAGTTATGCCTCGACTATAGTTTCTGAAACTGCTTAAATCAAAACCAGAAAATGGTGTCACAGCTCCCCTTTTATCACTCGAAGCCATATCGAGTACTGCTATTTTCCCTGTATTAAACGACAGGAGGCTTTGAGCGCCTGTTAGTTCAGCAATAAAATCACCAGAATGTAAAGACATAGCATCTCCAGAACCTAAAACCCAACCAGTTACACCTGTTTCGAAATACACGTTTGTGCCAGAGATCCCTGTATAAGAAGCGTAATTAGAATATCTAGTATCCCATTCAGTCAATGAAGTGTACCCTTCGGTATAACTTGAGAAGCTATAATCTCCAGTGAAAGGATACCAAGAATCTGAGGCTAAACCTGTGATAGTAAAGCCGTCGTATCTTTGTCTAATTGTGTCGGCTATAGCATCTAAGTCATCTATACTATCTATCCCAGTAGGATTATAAACAGTTAGAACTCCAGTAGTCATCGTAGAAGAGAAGTTATTACTAAGCCTAATCGTCTCGTCTTCCAAATTGACATCTAAGACTTTGCCGAAATTAGTTATGTTTGTTTTTAATTCGTCTTCTATTACAACTAAATCTCCAGGTTTGCACAAGAGAGTTTCTAAACCTGCAGTGAAAGCCACTTGTTGGTTTTCTTTTATTTTAGAAAAGATTTGATGTTCAGCAGCTCTACGAGCCATAGCTCTAGAGGTTATCCCTATACCATCTATACGTTTCTTGAAAATGCCACGTTCTTTTATGTCCTCTTCGTCTTCGACGACTTCTATTTTAGGTTCATATTGATTAAATCTATCTTTATATCCTATTTCTATAGTATTGAATTGTTCGTCTCTTCTGTTATTAGAATAATAGAACAAGCCATCTTTGACGCTTTCATTAGTAAACAAATTAATTGCATCTCTAGGTCTATCGTCTACAAAATTGATCTCAGAATTACTAAAGAAAGTTCTCCCTCTGAAGAGAGCGGCGATAGTGTTTATAGCATCAAATATCTTCTGCCCTTGGTCGAAGACTATATTGCAGGAGAAACGGGGTTCTTTTCCTCCTCTACCATCTGTAACTCCTAAGAAATAACCTTCGTTATCCACGTTATCACAAAATCTACCTATTTTATAGAGTTGCCATTTATTTATTTGGTCAATATTAATATGGGAACCCATACCATATCTACTATTAGTTAACAGATCATACAGTATCCATGCAGGGTTATCTGTCCATTGTAGAGTGTCATGAAATAAACCATTCCAATCTCCTTTATAAATTAATTTATTTCTTTGGCTAGCATCATTGAATTCTTCTTCGGTGTCATAATACCTTTTATCTATTCCGTCATTAGAGGGGAAATAGTTATTGGGGATTTTTACTTTTTTGAGTTTGCAATCATAACTCCTTTTAGGGATACTGCTAAAAGATCTAGAATCTAATTTAGTACCCACTATAGCAGAGAATGGGTAGGGCAGATTTGCGTTTATGATTTCTGTGACTTTACTAACTGAGACGACTTTATCTAATAGAATAGAATTGGTCTCATAAGAAAGTTTTGTTACTTTTACATATCTATTTTGCGTCTGCGTTGCGTCAGTAACGCCAGTTTCTGTAACTTGTTCTCCATTATCCGAAAGAATACTCTTCTGATGAGTTCCATTAGGAGGCAACTTGAAAGGTCGAGAAAGAGAATTGAAATCTTCATCTACACTATTTAGTGCTACGACAAACTCTCTACTGCTAATTGATTTATAATCAGGATTACCGATATCGATTAAAGTATTCCCTTCTATCAAAGCTACTATTCTAAAAACATAAGTTTTGAATGGTATTTGCCCGTCAGGGCAATTACTCTTATTGCCGATAGAGCCAGTTTCTACACTTATGTTTAATACAGCAGGGAAAGTCGTCCCTACCTCCAAATCTTTATTTTTTTCTTGACCCCTATCTCTCACGTTTTTGACTTGTTTGATAAGGGTGTCCTTTAGAGAAGAAATATTTAAAGTTATAAAGACTTCTTCTACATTAGGGTTATAGACTATATGTACGACTGGGGTCGGTTTTTCATCGAAATCGGCTAAAGAATTCTCAGCCCAAGATGAATATGTTTTTATAACATTGGCGGTGAAACCGCTTCTGTCAGGATTGACTATCGATCTTGCATCATCACTTCCTTCATTAACAGGCAGACCATTTACATATAAATGAGTGTTAAAGTTAGTAGCTGATTTACCGACAACGTGATCTCTTTTTAGCATCGAGGTATTACTTGTGATGCGCTGGGGCGCACCGACTTGTTGCTGGAAATTATAATACGGATGCCACACATTCCCATGTGACTTACCATTCCCGAAAGGCCCGAATAGTTCCCTACCATATTGATGGTCAATAAAAATCTTTTTAAAATCCTTAAAAGGAGATTGACTCTCTTCACCTTTGCGGATCTCAGCTAAAATATTACTATAATTAAATTTTAATCCACCTACAGAAATAGAATTGTTTCTTTTTGCGTATTTAAAAGAGCTTAAATCTTTTAATACATTTATAACATCATTGGGTATTTTAAATGTCTGATTTAATCCGTATTTATAAGTAACGTCGTTACGCTTAAAATAATTCCAAGTCGCTATATTTTCTATAGGGAATTCAAAAATCAAAAACCCGTATATCTCTCCATCTAAAACTCCAGCATCTGAAATTTTAGGGCAAGTGACATCAGTAACTGTTATGCCTGAATTTTCCATAGCGGCTATGAGGTTAAAACCGTGAGCAGCCCCATAAGGCAAAGTCTCCATTCCCATTAAGGCGTCGCCATCTAATATTTGTTTGTTCGCTAAAGCAGGATTACTTAGAGAAGCTACCTTGCATATGGCTACTCCACCCGATGTCTCCTTTAGGTGATGAAATAAGAGAGTGCTTACATCTCCCTCGTTCCAGCCCATGTTCTTTAAAGCTCTATTGGCTAATTCTTTTTGCCATTTATTTGTTTCTACATCTTCGCCATTTGCATCTTTACCGCTATACAAACCTAAAATGAGATCAAGATCTCCCTGTATTGATCCGTTAAGGACTTTAATATTCTCAGAGAATATTCTGATCGTAGGACGTATCACGCCGTCGTCCCACCACGCCCCACGGTCCCTCCGATCAAAACTAGGTTCAGTAACGTCCATAGGGCTAAAACCGAATAAGAACTTGGATGATTCTATTGAACTGTCCCTCCATATTAAACTGCTATTTTGTACGGTTCCTTTTGCTTGGGCAGTAGCCCTGTAAGCTGCGTTTGAATCGTCGTACCCCGTTTGTTCTTCCTTATTAAGATACCAAGGGAATACTTGTGGTCCAGCTCCTCTGTATTTAATATAGCCCCTGATAAAAAGAGCATAGTCTGTTTTGCTGAGCGGCAAAGGCTCTGGGTTATCACCCGCTCTGGGGGCGACCATATTACGGTGACCGCTCTTCATAACCACCTGTGATCTTAAAAATACCATGCCGACATCGGGGAATGAAGGATCTTCAAAGACCTCTGCTCCTCCAGGAGTATCGGATTCCAAAGATGTTATTTTGCCGTCTTCACTTCTATCGGTCGCCTCTCCTAATTCTTGAAAAAATTCACTTAAATACGTAGCTGCTACTGGGTTATCTAATTCTAAATTAAGAGAATTAATAGTATCAATTTCTAGAGACGTTAGACTATTAGTTCTTCTCGCGGATTTATTAGTTACGGCTACGGGTGTATCATCTAAATAAATACCTTGTAATATATTCAAACCATCCACTAATTCTCCATGCGAATTAACAATACCTTCAATGGGTCCATCGCTTAATAGATCTAATGTCTCTGCATAACTGTGGGAGGCTCCATATTGGAGTTCTCCCATAACAGGAGGTTTATAAATAGGAGGCTTGGGTTTACTTCCTTTGCCCCCCGCTCCTGCGATGCTTAGTTTTTTAAGAAGATGTTTCATGATCCTTCGTTGCCTATAAAGATTGGGTTACTTGCGCTACCCCTTAAAGCTTCTTTGGGTTGGACATATTGTGGATAAGATTTTATTGTGGCTTGTATCACTTGCGAGCCGACTCGTAAGCGCCCATAACCTATGGGGACTGGTGACCCTTGACTCGCTACGTTAGCGGTATTACTAAAAATCAGAGAGCTTTTTGATGCTTTTGCTGTAATTTCTAAAGCTTCGTTTTCAGGTTTGGGTGTTAGGGCGTAACTAATAGCTGCGAAAAGGATCGAATTAGCTATAGAAGCCCAAAAAGTAACAGTAGCTGGGGCAAGCGTAGTGAATAAAGCCCCGATAATTGGACCCATAGCAGGACCACTGCCTGAAATAGCTGGGACAAGATCTATAGTGTCAGGATTTAACATATGGTCCATATCTGGGCCATTAGTGATTCTTGTCTTATCGATGATTATATCGTAGCAAAGGCCTTCTCTTTGCAGTTCTACCAATCGGTGTAAAAATCCCTGTTTATTACAATCTATCGCCTCCAGAACATCTTTTGGGTTAGGTAGGCTTAATGTGAATGAGTCGCCATACTCTCGCGCTAGAATTCCATGTATATTTACTACTGTCATTTTACAACCTTTATCCTTTCCAGTATATTTACATCTGATTCTATAGTTTCGGGCGTATAAATATTTATTTTTTTTGTGTTAAGGCTGTATATCAAAAAAGGTTGGCAGCAATTGTCTGCCATCTTCACATCAAATTCGGATTCTGTTTCATCTCCTATGATATGGCTATGAAAAACCGCCACCATACTATAGGAATCTTTGAAGAGTAAATAGCTCAGAGGGTTGATTAGGAAATGTGATCGAGGGTTTGCTGCGATATTGTCCTCTTTTTGAATTATAAATTCTTTTTTTTCATGATCATAACCTAAAAATCCACAGATTTCTTGCTTGAAATGCTTATGAGACATTTCTTTTATTTTATGTAGAGCCGTAACTTCCCCTTTACAGTTGTGTATTTCTTGCATAGCTAAATCCATCAGTTCCAGGGTAACCTCCAAAGTTAGGAAATTCTGGTGTTGCGTTTTGGAGAAGGGTTAATGGGACTTCTTTATAACCTTGAAGAATACCCGCAAATTCTCCACTGCCAGTTAAATGAATATCTCCTGTGTGGATATCCAACATCCCGATATCGTATGCAGCTGAGATGAACCCAGTTGAAGCGTCCCACCAAGCGACTAAACTATCTTTCCCGTAAGCAAGCAATCCATCTCCACTACCAGTTATCGTCCCAAAGCTTCCAGTGCATTCACTGTAATTTCGCGGGACAAAATCTAAAGAATTAAAAACTCCATTCGGAGTCGGTATTCTTTTATAAAGATAATCTATTTCTTCACCATTCAAAGGTCTATTCCATACAGCCCAAGGACCAAGCGCTCCATTCATAGAGGTAGTGTAATAGGGAGTGGGGGAGTTGGAGTAGTATGAATGTTGCTTACTCCAATATTCAACAGCACCCAACATAAATGTTTGGGGCAGAGCTTTCTCATCGGTATAAGGGAAATCCCAATCCATAACTTTTCTTTTGTTTAAGCTGGCAAAATTTCCTTGGAGAAGATCGTCATTAGAGAT